TGCGCCAAGGACAGATCGTCCGTATGATGCAAGCATTGCCTTTGTCTTATCGTTTAGTAAGTTATTCATTATTCCTCCTAGGATATAATTTGTGTTAGTGTTTTATAGCCAATCCATAGACCAATAATTCCTGCGACTCCCGCAAAAACTGGTGGTGCTGGTACTGGCAATTTGAATGCAGCGAACACGACACCACATCCAAAACCTGTAATAATTGATAGTGTTATTTCTTTCATTAGTTGTATTCTTTTCTTGACCAAATTTGTTTTTTATATCCATCGGTCATAAACTTGCGTACTGAATAGGATATGTTTCTCACATATTTTTCATCATACTCTGCTCCTTCTGAATCCCAACTTTCTCTTTTAATAAAAATCATTTGATATATTGGGGTTCCAGCAGGTATTAATCCAGAAAAACCTTTTTTAAGAACAAAGGGAATCGGTCCAGTAATTGGCCACTTATCTGTATCAATAATGGCATTGTGTGTCATAAATGGTAAATCAAATCTATTTGCTGGATGAAAATATAAAGTACTATAACCAGTTGGAGTTTTTGGTTCCCAAAATGTATTCCAATGAAACTCTGTTTTATAGTAGCCAGGGAAGTGTGGCATAGAGTTTGATGACCCAGTATCCTCTCTTCTAGTTGAAAGAGGTCTAATCCCACCCTTCCACTTATAATTAATTTCTGGATCATCTTCTTCTGTATTGCAATTAACATATACATCGCATGGAAGTTCTTGTGTATACCCAGAGGTCAATGAATCTAAAAATGGTATACATTTTTTAGCAGTCATATCTGATCCAAGTCCATCTATGGTTGGAATTTCTATTGGCATATCTTTAAACCATTGTGGAATATATTTTTTGCTTGATTGTGGTCTTGGGATACAAATTTCAGTATCTTTATTTTTTGGTATAAATAATACCTTATTACTTTTTAATTTCATTTAGTGTTGTTTTCTGGTAAAAGCGCTAAAAGTTTGTCAGAGTAGTTATCTAAACCTTTTATCCTCAGTTCTTCTGAAACCTCTTTGATTGTTTTTTGTGACTGCTCAATATACTCAAAAGCCCAATCCCTAGAATCAGAAAGGAATTTAATAAAGTTTTCTTTATGAACTGAGTCAGCAGACATACCCATGCTGTTTTTTATTTGGGAGGTTAATTCTTCAAGTGCCTTGTTTTTTATAAAAAGTTCAGCCATTAAAAGATTAGATTTTTTTAGTTTGTCAAAGGTAGCCCAATAGGCTATACCAAAAGAAAAAGACAGGGTAGCAAAAAATATAACAAGCGTCATTTCCATAATAACTATTGTACTCTATCTCTAACGGCATGAGTTGCCCAATAATATAAACATTTATCACAACAAGGTTTGTTATGTTCACTCATAGTGTCTTTATAAAACTCAGCATAGTAAATAGGATCTTTACGATAAAGATTGGCTCTATGGGTAATGTTGACACGATTTACATGAGATGGCTTACTCCAGACTGGCTTATCAGTACCCCACAGATGCCCAGAAACGGCCTCTAGAGCCTCTATATTGGCCTCATTGCCATCTGTCCTAATGCCCCTAAGCCTAGCCTCTTTAATCATGGCATTTGTATATGTGCGTAATGACTTTTCAGCATTTTTCCACATAAGTACTGCTGGATGGTTGCGCCAAGCACCAGAAGGTGATTTGCCAGATAGCACCTTTAGTATTTGATAAGATTCTAATATTTGTTTATTTAATCTTTTATTATCTAACATTTCTGCACATTGATCGTAATCTTTGTATGGTAAAAAGGTTTGCATTAGTCCTCTTCTACATCAAAAATATCTAAGTCAGATATTCTTTTTAGATTGGATGCTGCCCAAAGCGTTACGGCAGTTAAGAAGGATAAGGTTATTAGTATTAATATTTTTGTTTTCTTTTTCATATTGCTATCATTGCTCCACATCTTGTACAGGCGTTATAACTTTTCCCAGTAAAGGGACATGTTCCAGCAGTAACCAAGATATGACTTTTAACCTTACAAACAATAATTTTGAATAGTTGTTTAATCATTTAAGTGCCTCTCTTGTTACCAAAACAATTGCTCCACAATCTTCTAATGCTTTTTTAAGTTTTACAACATATTGAAGTGCTGATATTTTATCATCATGTCCCATGCTTAAAAACTTTTTCTCATCTAATTTTACCGTAAGGAAGTGATCGTTGTCAATAATTTCTATTCCAAATCCTTTAGGTGGTTTAATGTTATGAACAATTCTACGCATTTGATCCGTATACATTATTTTCTTCCCCATTGAATATAATTCCAACCACGTTCATGTGCGTAATAAATAAATATTTTAACAACAGTTTCCCAAAAAGCAATTGTTATAGATAGAGAAACATTTTTTGTAATAACATAAGCAACAACAACAGAGGATAGTGTTCCCCAAATACGATAACTTAGTGCTTTAACAAATGATCTAGTCTTCGTTACTTTCATGATCTATGTCCTCTTCAAACATGCTTTTAACAAATCTATCTTCTGCATCTGCAATTCCGTGTCCAACATTAGATACCCAGTTCACGACGTTTTTCAGTAGCCGAAATAGCATGAATGTCTGCCCCCAAATCTACTTGTTCAATTTTATATCCCACGTCACGGCCATAGACAATGTTAGTAATGTTTGGCAAACGCAATACCATTGCATCTTTCATAAACTCATCCTTAGCAATATAACCCTTTACTTCATCAAATGTAAGTGGATCCTTTTCGCTAGTATTATGTGTATTACGTACTCCAAGTAGTACTTGGTTTGTTCTCATTCCAGCCTGTAAATACAAAGCATGATGACCTTCATGCCATGGTTGATAGCGACCAAGCATAAGTGTTGTTGGTGCAGACCAATCATGTAATTCAAACAAAGAAATAATTAAACTTGCTTTTTCGTATGGATTTTTTTCATGATCAGAAAACATAAAGTCAAACTTTTTCGGTGCTGTAAATATTTTATTTGTGTCTTCAAATCTACCCCTTTGAATTGTATCCATAAAAATTAAAATGTCTGGCTTGCCAAATGTTTCTCTTGTAGCATCTGTTGGACAGACAAAATCTACAATTACTGGAGCGACTCCCTGTTTAGCAATAAGTCTAGCCATCTCACCCATGCGTCGTGCTTGCTCTATGCGATCTTCAGCGGTAAAACCAAGATCAGAGTTTACTGTAGCACGTACCTCATCTGCATTAAGATGAATAGCGTTAATACGCTCTTTAAGGGCTTTTGCCAGTTCTGTTTTACCAGAACCAGGCAGACCAATTATTTGTATAATCATTTTTTGCTCCATTCATCGTTTGAATATTTATCAATAATGTAATTTGATAAAACTGTTTTAGGATCTTTACTTATTTTGTTTATTTTTTTCCTAACATTATGCAAGTTTTCTGGAAGACCTAAGTCTAGATTAAAGATTTCCTCTGCTTTTGTTATATTATTAAAATCATGTTCATAGTTTGAAATTTCTAAAAAGTTATAAATTTTATTCATAGTCTCTTTTGGATTTTCAACAAGACTGTTGTATTCTACTATACAAAAATTATCTTTATTATTTGAATCTAAAACTTGATTTAAAGATAATAGGGATAAATCAATCTGACCTCCTGGACGCATTAGAAAATCACACCTGTTATCATTTTTACTTAAATATTTTTTGTAGGCCCAACCATACCTTATCATGTCTTCGTCTAAATAAGAATCTTCATCTAATAAATTAATAAAAGAAGTTAAAATCTCAATAGTTGGGCGAACGGTAAATATAATTTTTGGATTTTTATCTATATATTTTCTTATAAGTTCTAAATTACCTAATGCTGCCCAACCTTTTTCCCTGTCAATTATTGTTTCTTTTTTTATATTTTTATAATAGTTTGTTACAATACCTTGACCAACATCAATTACGTTATTATTAGGATTCATTTTAAAGTTTTCAGAATTTTGTAAGGATTGGTCATAACTCCATAAGATATCTGAAATTGGACTTAATGAACTGCAATAGATTTTATCATTTTGGTTTAAAATGCTAGATAAAACTGTATTGCCAGAGCGTGGAAGCCCTGCTAAAAAATAATATTTTTTTTCCATTTTACTCCATTGTCAATGCTTGCCAAGTATTTGACCAGTCTTGTTTAGTTTTATGCTTGTTGAATTCCCTTGAAACTTCTCCACCCTCTAAATAAACTCCACCCCAAACGCCCCATTCTTTTCCAGAGACGCCATTGGCAAAGCATATTTTTCTAACTGGACATTGCTTACAAAGTGCGTCAACATTATATCTAGATTCTTCTTGATCTTCATATTTATCAAAATAAATATTTGTTT